ATAAAATGTGGGTTTTAGGAAAAGAGCGAGGTTACAGAGCTGATTTGAGCAGAGCTAATTTGTACGGAGCTAATTTGTACAGAGCTAATTTGAGCAGAGCTAATTTGAGCGGAGCTGATTTGTACAGAGCTAATTTGTGCGGAGCTGATTTGTACAGAGCTAATTTGAGCGGAGCTAATTTGTACAGAGCTGATTTGAGCGGAGCTAATTTGTGCGGAGCTAATTTGTGCGGAGCTAATTTGAGCGGAGCTAATTTGTGCGGAGCTAATTTGAGCGGAGCTGATTTGTACGGAGCTAATTTGTACGGAGCTGATTTGTACGGAGCTGATTTGAAAGAAGGATTAAAAATAAAATCAAAAAAGTTCTCATATTATCAAGGCTCAGATTATTACTGTTTATTTTTTGGCTCAATTATAAAAATAGGATGTGAAGCCCATTATTGCAAAGAATGGGAATCTTTTGATAACGATAGGATATTTGGAATGGACGATTACAGATCGCTGGAATTTTGGAAACGTGAAAAGAATATTATTATTTCAATTTCTAAGCATTTGACTAATTCAAGATCATTAAAATGAAAAATCACATAAAAACAACATGCAGCTGCGGGCCGAATCAAATCTGTAAACTCTGCTATGTTGAAGAGCCGACAGAAAATGACATAGAAAAGGACTGCATTGAATACGCTGAAAACGTCCCTAGTTGCCTGATCACAAAAACCAGCACGACCGGCAGAAAGAAAGGTAAAACGTGGATAAAGGCGAAAGTAAGTGAAAGAAAGGGCAAAGCTGACACTGTACTCTGCTTTCATGGATTTTATATTGAAGTGGAATTCAAAAAGCCGGGCGGTAAACAAAGTCAGGACCAAAAAGACCGTGAACAAGAAGTAATCGAGGCAGGCGGGCAATACTGGCTTATTGATAATCTGGATGAATTTATTTTTAAAATTGGAACTTTTAAATGGTGATATTATGAAACAAAATCAAACAATAGCAATAGTCGGTTTCCTACCCGGCGCAAAAAGAAAACAGAAACCCCGGGTCAAGCATGTCTTTTCCGGGAAAGAATTTTTACTTCCTATGACTTTAACTGAAGCGATTGAGAGGTACCCATATCAACCGAAAAAGGGGGAATCATGCCTTTAGGATGTAGTTGTGATTATGAATATGATCCAGAACCAGGGCAATGGCAATTTGATTTCTGGACTGGAAAAGAAACAGACTTCCAAATATTTAAAAAATGGATATCAAAACGTTGTGTGAGTTGCAATGAGATGATAAGTTTTGGTGATATTTGTGTCGAATTTCCGCGGGCAAGATACCCATACAACGAAATCGAGTCAAGGATAGCCGGGGTTGATTGGGATTGCATGGAAGAGGCAACAATCAAAATATCACCTGTTTATCAATGTGAAAAATGCGGTGAAATATATCTCAACCTTAATAGTGTTGGCTTTGAATGTATCTCGCCGTGTGAAGATATGGCACAACTTCTCAGAGATTATCAAATTGAATATGCACCGCCGAAACTTAAAAGAACTGAATGGAAAACAGAAAATGACTTATAAAAAATACACGATTGCAGAGAAAAAAGAGATGTGCGGGAAAGCGCTTCATGCACAAATTAAAGGGATTTCAATTTTTAGGTCATCAAAAGATATGGGTGTTTCTGATGTCTCTCTTTACACCTGGATTAAAAAATACAAGGCCGGAAAATTAATCGAAAAGCCAGAAAAAAATGAAACAGATATTCCATATGGATTAGTAGATTGCATGTCTGAAGCATTAAACGGGCCGGAGTCTGTAAGTGATGAAATGAATTTTGAAGTTTATTCACCATTTAAAAAAGGTACTATTCCAATTACAATCGAAAGACCAAAAGCCGAAAATATCAATGATTTTGATATTAAAGTTATGAAAAGCGTTCTTAAGCGAATAAGATGGAGGCCTGTTGTAAAAGGGTTTGAGTTTTCAAACAATGAATAAAATACAAAATTTGACAAATAAGTAAAACCACTATAAAATCCAATCATAAGCGGTAAACTCTATCAAAGGTTATGCGATGATAAAGCAGAATGCAATTGATCAACTGAAAGAAGACGAAGGATTTAGAACTCATCTTTATAAATGTTCAGCGGGTAAACAAACAATCGGGTACGGCTGGAACATTGAAGATATCGGAATCAGTGAAGATTGTGCGGAATATGTACTTGAGAGGCTTGTCGATATCTGTGTAATAGACCTATATGACACTTTCGATTGGTTTGAAAACATGCCGGACCCGGTCCAGGAAGTGTTGATAAACATGTGTTACAATCTCGGTATCAATCGGTTAAAGGGTTTCAAAAAAGCCCTTGCCGCATTTAATAAAAGAGACTGGCAAACTGCTGCAGATGAGATGAAAGATTCTCGATGGTTCAGACAGGTGGGGAAAAGAGCGCAGAGGCTTGTTAATATTGTTGAGAAAATCAATGATTGATGCTATCAAAGGGAAATGGATTCCAAATGGTGTTGGTATTATAATATTAATATTCATAGTTGGAATTGCAATGGAGTGTCAGAGCTATATGAGTGCGGTTGACGCTTCAAAGAAGCATACAGACTCATATGAAGTAAGGCGGGAACACTATGACAATGTAATAGCAACGCAGGGCGTATTCAACGCCAAAATTGAAAAAGATTTTTATCACCTTTCAAAAACCTACCAAAAAGATATATCCAACATCAATAAAAAACTCGATAGTGTTATAGACGAATTAAACCGCTTAAAACTGGTTGAAATTGAATTCAAAGGTTCTAAAAATGCCAAAGAAAAAAGCAAGCAAGGATAAGACTTTAGTTATAAAATCAAAAGCCAAGTCTAAAACAATCAAGATCAAAAAACCAGACGGAAGCAAAGTGACTATCAAGAAAGGCGTAAAAAAACCGGTTATGATCAAGAAAAAAACAAAGAAAGGGTACTAATATGATAAATTTCAACAAAGACAGCTACGGGCAAGAGATCCGGGTCAATTTCGGGCAATCGTTAGTCGGCGCAACTTCCCTGAAAATGAAATTCGTACCAAAATCAGGGCAAGATATTGATGTGACCGCAACGCTTGGAACATCGAGGGTGGCGGTGGGTGATGAATATTACGAAATAAATGAGTATTTGGAATATACTGTAACTGACGGCATGTTTGATGATTACGTGGGATTGTGGAAAAAGAAAGGAACTGTACTATTATCCGGAGCCGGTATTTCAACAGAACTGGAATTATTCAGGGTAACAGGGCAAGAAAGTATTGCAACCAGGTACCCATGGTGAAACTCTTACAGGTTTAAAAAATGAATGAATTAATAGCACTTTTAACAGTCATTCCCTACGGCGTGGAAATAATGACCGGAATCGGGACACTGACAGCCGTTTGCACGGTATTGCATCCAGTGGCAAAACTGGTTGTCAATAAAACGAGTTGGACATGGGATGACAACGCACTAGCAACGACAAGCAAGACATTGAAAAGAATCAATAAATTCACTGGAATTTTCAAACGATTCAGCTTGATAAAATAATATGAAAGAGGTTACTGTCATAATCCCTTATCTCAGGGACCACTTGATAGAGGGATGTGTTAAGGCAGCAATTAAAAATGCGGGTATTCCATGCGATCAGTTTCAGGTCATAGCAAAAAGAAGTGACACGTTATCCCACGGATTACCAGAAAGGGAAGACAACATTTTACGAATAGTGGAAGCGGTCAACCGTATTATTGAAGGAAGTGAAAGCCGGTGTGTTTTAAGTATATGTGATGATCAAATCCCGCAGCCTGGGTATCTTAAATATGCACTTGAAGCAATGGAAACTTTGCCAGGTGGCTGGGGAGCTGTATATTGCACAGATCCAGATGGATTAATGGGTCCGGTATTAATTGACCGGCGCATGATAACAGAATTTTTAAACGGGTATTTTCTTCACCCTGGATATACTCATTGTTGCTCTGATTTAGAGCTCTATGAGAGATTAACAGCAAGCGGGCGATTTGTTAAAGCTCCAAAGTCAGTGATAGTGCATAATTGCTGTTTTGCTGATAATACAATTGAAAAAGATTGGGTGCATGAAAGGTCTTATGATCCGGTAAGACGGGCAACGGATCATGTATTACTGAATAAAAGAAGGGCGCAAGAGTGGGGTAAATATCCAGATAGAAAACCAGTTCCAAAGATTTGCATAGGATTACCAACATCAGGAATCACAAAGACAGATACAACTGGGTGTTTAATGGATCTTGCCGTTGCAATAAAAGAAAAGTACGGTTCTTATAAAAAAATCATAGCTTGCGGAACAGTTGAACAGGCAAGAAACTTGATTGTTGATGAGTTCCTAAAAACAGACTGCACACATCTTCTCTTTGTAGATTGGGATGCAACATTCCCGGAAAAGTCCGGCGAAGTTCTGGAAAATGCAGACAAGCCAATCATAGGTTGCAATGCTGCAAAGAAGAGATCAGGCGATCCAGTAGTTGAAAGAAACATTGAAGGTGAACCGCTAAACTATATCAAACACGATATAGAACAAACTGATTTCGTGGGAATGCACGTTACAATGATTCAGCGGGAAGTATTTGGAAAAATGCCTTGGCCCTGGTTTGAACAGACCGTAATCAAGGAAAAACGGGTTGTAGTTGGTGAGGATCTTTCTTTCTGCAGGAAAGCTCATAAGGTTTATGAATCAGAA